ATTTTGTCATATTTGTCAAGTTTTTCTTTACACATTTTATACCATAAAAATCAAAAATACTTAATGCTTTTCTATCCCTATGGTAGATATCTTTATATATCACCGTTTCAATACCATAAGAAGCTATCATTGTAGCACAAGAGGCACATGGCATTAAAGTGCAAGCCAATAACTTAGCTTCCCCCTTTTTAAAAAGACTTAAACAATTAACCTCTGCATGAATCATGAACTGCCGCCTATAGTTTCGATCTCCCCAAAAAGACTCATTAACGGACTTTCCTGACGCTAGGCCATTATAGCCCACACCTAGAACCATGTTTTCCTCATTCAGTGCACAAGCCCCCACCTTAATGTAAGGGTCTTCACTTCGCTGAGAAGCGGTGTGCGCTATATTAAGAGCATATTGCTCCCACGAAACTCTCATGGTAATCTTCCAGGTCTACGCGAGGCAACGCGCCAAACATTTTTTTTCCTTATTTGGAATATACTTCCCTCTCTAGTCGTCGATAACGGGCATCAGAGTGCCAAACCTCATCGGTCTGAGGGGTATAGATACCATCCCTTGTTTGAATAGGGGCACCCTTACTTAGTCTCAGTGTAGAAGGCTGATATATGTTCAAATCGCTCACGTTCGGCGGCAAGTCGGTCACGCAAGAGGTCAGCCCGATCAGCATCATTGCTGTTACCGCTGTCGCGCAACTTCTCAATAGCTTGCGTAATCGCATACTCCCTGTCGTTGTGTTCTGTGTGTAAGTCATAATAGAATTTTTTATTTTTAAGAGTTAAAAAAAGCTCCAAGGACTTTAATACTGATTTAATTATCGTGAGCATGTCGTTTGTTTGTCCCAGTTAAAAATTTCTTTCTCTTTACCCTTGTCGGAGACTTCTGTTACAGAACCACTGACCCTTTTAGCGCAGTCGATAGCCCAGCTTAAAGATCCCTGTAAACTCGCATTGTATGCATGATGATACTCACCACGTTTATTATATACTTTATATTGTTTAGTCATTTTCTGGTATAAATTTTAGAGCAACTCTGCCAACTTTTGATTTTTCATTAGAAAGCCAACCTGAAAGTACAACTGCATTAGGAAGGAAGTCAACGCTTTTTTCATCAAAAAAGTAACTTTCGCCCTCAAAAAGAATTTCGCGAATCGTACAGCCTGCGGGATTATAGGTTTTTATTAAAATGCCGTCGCTATCCATAAGACGTTCTGTAGCCCCATTTGTCTCTATAACCTTAAATTTGGCCTTCATTTCTACTGATTACACTTAAATATTATATAATTTTGACTTCTTTTTTATATTATAAATGACTAAGTGTAAAATTAAACATGGCGGATGAAGGAAGAAATATAGCAGCAAGAAATTTGTTGGACTTAGAACCAACAGCGGTTCTAGATTTTTTTAAATTGGTGCTTGATCCCTCTAGTACGCCTGAAGGATTTCCTGCCGAAATTCCATTTCATGCGGGAAATGTATTTAAAGAGAATATCATCTGGCAAGGGGTAAAGTATGTTCCCCTAGCTGTAGAAACAGAAGGATTTGAAATGTTGGGTGATAGGAGATTGCCGCGCCCACGCATTCGAGTATCTAATGACAATCAATTAATTACTTACTTACTGCAAAATAATAACGATTTAGTTAATGCAAAAGTAATAAGAAAAAAAGCTTTTATTAAAAATCTTGATGATGCCAACTTTGATGGTGGTAATCCGTGGGGTCAAGCTAACGCAAGCGCTGAAATCCTAGACGAGACATGGTTGATCGGTAGAAAGACTCATGAATCTAAGATTATGGTGGAATTTGAACTAAATTCCCCGCTTGATCTTGAATCGTTCAGCGTTAATTCTCGCGCTGTAGTTTCAAAATATTGCGCTTGGCAGTATCGCGGTGAGGGTTGTCGTTACAAGGGCGTCCCCATCGAAAGAGACGACGGCTCCCCGTTCACTGATGTCGATGGCGCTACTGTAATACCTAATTTAACTGACGGCGGCACGGGTTTTTACGACAATCCAGACTATCATTGGAATGCAGAAAGAACCTACACACGCGGTAATGTTGTGGTAGTGCCTAATAGAAAGATTATGGTGCCCCCATATAACGGTCCAGTGCCCGCAGATCCAGCGCCCGTAGGTGGTGGAACTGAACCAGTTAAAACTTGTTATATCTGCGTAAGTGGAAATCAGGGTCAGCGCCCTGAGTTAAACCCCACCTATTGGCAAAAAGATGGTTGCACTAAACATCTGTATGCTTGCAAGAAACGCTTTAACGAAACAAATGAGGTAAAATACCTTATTGCTGAAACAAAATATTTAAATTCCTTTAATGCCATTGAATTTTCAGGCAATAGCAATCTGACAAGCGACGACACTTCTACTGCGGGCGCCTTTTACTCGCTAGAAACCACTGGAACACAACAAGACTTAACTGGCATCTTAACTGGCACTTTTACTATTGCTGGTTGGGCTAAAGATTCGCCATCATCTAGTAATCTGTCTGCTATTTGGAGCACAACGCCACGCGGACTATCGCAGGAGGATGTGAACGACGAAGAAGCCGAGTGGCCATCGGGAGATAGCGTTCAGTTTATAAATTTAGCCAGACAGGGGGCATATTATAGGGATGGCGAATGGTTTACTCCCACTCAAGATAGTGAGCTAAACATGTCTCTATACCAAACTGTGGGAATTAGTGATGGCTTGTTACCAAATCCAATCGATGGGTCAGCAGCAGTAAATAATGTAGAAAGTAGTATAACCACTGTTGCAGAGGTTGACGATCAGTGGAAATTTTTTGTAATAACTAATCAAGGCCCCGAAACCGAGGGTTGGACCAATGAGGGAGACGATACAGAGCTTCAGATCTGGGTAAACTCTAGCGAAGACATATTCGAAAGAACGGTAGATGCTGGCTTACTAGGTCAGGAACAACCCACAGCGCCCAAATTCGCTAACCTTACATCTAGACAAACTCCGTATGGAAATTTCGCAGGACTTCCAGAACAGTTTATGTTTGGAAGTATCGTTTCGGGAAGCGTTCATCCGACGATGAATGGCTTACTTGGACCTTGGGCTATCTGGCGTAGACAGTTGCGCCCAGAGGAAAGAAAGTTTCTCTACAAACATGTTGTCAATCCCGAGGATGAAACTGCCGTAAATTATGCGCCACGGGCTTACACTGAATGCGTAGGAATCTATGCAGACATAACAGGAAAGGACTTGGTTGCTTGGTGGGACATGACGACGGGAGAAATACCTTCAACAAGCAATACGGGTCTTGTGGATATACATAGCGGTTTATACTGGCTTACGGGTTCTGGTTATTTTACGCCAACAGCAGAAACCTCTACATATATAGAATATGAAACTGCAAATAATTTTTCCGACAAGTATCCTCGTTACGGAGGATTTCCAGGGACGGATGGCTACGGATTTTAACTTTTAGAATGAGCGAAATAATTATAGAAACTGCTCCTCAGGGGGTATTTAAAACAATAAAAAAAATCGCAGAAGGCAATTTACGGAATGAGGTTTGTGGCTTCGTGGGTTTTGATAAAGTTAAAAGGGAGCATTTTGTAGTTAAGGAGGCTCCAAATGTAGCTGAAGATCCTACGAGCTTTTTTCTAATTAGCCCGCTCGATTATCTCTTGTTTAAAGAGGAGTATCATCTTGTCGGATTATTTCACAGTCACTTAGTTGGAGACGAGCAGCCATCGGAATTTGATAAAAAAATGGCTGAAAATTGTTGCAACCCATTTTTAATATATAGCTTAAATACGCAAAAAATAAATATTTATGAGCCACAAAATATGGAATGCGATGTAAATATACTACACAGGCTTAAGGCGATCCTATGACGAACATATATTTACATGGAATTTTAGCTCAGGAATACGGCAAGGTATTTAAATATCACATTGCCAAGCCTAAAGACGCACTGAAGGCAATTGATGCTAACAGGGAAGGGTTCATCCCTCGGATATTACAATTACAAAAAGAGGGTTTTTTGTATGATATTATAGTCGATAAACAAAAAGTAGTCTCTGCTCACCAATTAGAAATTGGAGGTGTTGAAAGAATAGATATTGTGCCCGCAATTGTGGGAAGTGCTTTTTTGGGTATTGGTAAAGCTGTAGCTTGGTTATTTAGCGGCGGGGTATTAGCTAATGTTGTTGTTGCCGTGGGTTTAGCCGCTCTTCAGTACGCTTTGACACCAAAGCCTGATTTGGGAATGCCTGAACAGCAACGACTCTCAGCGGAAGCGGCTGCTCAAAAAAGCTCTTACATTTTTAGTACTGAGATTAATACCGCTGAACAGGGAACGAATGTTCCATTGGGCTATGGGCGTTTGAAAGTTGGATCAGCAGTTATTCAATCCTCTATGAAATCATTCCCGACGATCAAGAGGAGTAGTAGCGAACTTGGTAAAACTCACGAAAATCCGAGAGACTGGGCTCCAAGTAAGGACATAGGAGTAAACTTTAGAACCTAATGAAGCACCGAATTAAAAAATTAGGGCTTGGTGGGGCTGAGTCGTACCTGAGAAATAGTCGGATGGGCGGTGGTCCTAAGCCTCCAAAGGCTCACCATCAACTTAATCGCGACTTAAGGGCGGGTAAAATTACGCTAGATCAGTGGTCGGAAGGACATGCGAGGCTTAAGGCTAAGAAGGACGGTAAATCTTCCTCCGCAAATAAGGGGGGCACTCACGACGAAGGAAGCGAAACTCCAATCTATAGACCTCCACAGTTGGGGGATATGGAATACGGTGCTTCTTATAGTTACATAGAAACATTGGATTTGGTGAGTGATGGCCCAATAGAGGGGCTCGTTAACCAAAACGGTCAAGTTTGTGAGGGTAAGGCGCTTCTGCAAGGAATATATTTTGACGATACACCTGTCGCTCTGACTCAAAATACTTTTGATGAACGGGCTGAGAACTCAAAACAGTCTAACGTAGCTAACACAGCACCAGTTGCTGTCGCGGGAGAAATAACGGGACATTTTAACGCTATTACAGGTTTCTTTAACGCCCTCAATGAGACTGATGCTACAGATTTAAACGTTAAACCCTCAGGGCAATCAGGCATTCTGACACTAGACGAGGATGGTAATACTACGTTTCCATTTGGCCACGCAACAACAGCGCCTGACTGGGGAAATACGGGCGGCCACCCATGGCCCGCTTGGACTGACGACGATGCACTGTGGAGAGATTTGGCAATCAATGAGGGAACACAAAATTCAATTTGTGCCCACCATTTTATACGCAATGGTTACACCGCTGGAAATAAAGGTACAAACTTAAACTCCACCGCTAAATATGGAGCGTTGAGAGGTGCAAGTATCACCGTAAGAAACCCTATTGGGACTGGAGCATCGGGATCAGCCGCAGCAGGGCAACCCGACCATCACTACGGATGTTTTGTCGGGCAAAATGTCGAAGGGCGTAATCTAAACGATGCGTCTTTGTCTTATTTGCCACCCTCTGGGGATCAAAGCGCTCAGATTCTTCCCGCTATGGCTGAAGGTAGGGCGGGTTTTGCCAATAATTATTATCGGTGGGCCGCTAGACAAGACTACCTTCTTTATTCTGATGTAACAGGGGCAGCACAATTAAGATCTGCCTCAGATCCAATTAGTCCATATGAAGGAGGAACAGACGATTATAATTTTATATTCGGTTTTGGAACTAGAGGGGGCGGTCCAATAATTTGGGATGATGTCACCATGAAGGGCGGAAGGAGATTGAACCCCATTGTCCCAGGAGCGTTCCGCCGAGGCTACTCCAGAATGGGGTGGTTTGGAAATAGGCATCATCTATCATCAATTAATCCCAAAGGCTGGGATGGCGGATCGGCTAATAAGATAGCTAGTATTTTAACTAGGGAATTTACCGAAAAGATTATTCCACTTTATCTTGATAATATAACGCGAGAAAGAAAGCTCGCTGGCGGATGTTATCAAGCAAAACTCTGTAAAAACATATTACAGAAATTCTTTCCTCTGACTAGTAGAGTTAGTTGGCCTACTAGTGCTGGAAACCACAGCATAAGAAATCCTCAACATGTCTCATCTCGTTTAAGAAGTTTTTTAAATAAAATAGGAGGGGTAGGCACTAACCACCATCACTGCATGATGGTTTTTCGACCTCCCCAAGACCAAAGCGGTTTAACAGGTCTATCAATTATAGATGAAAACCAAAGGTGGGGCTCTCACGGTAGTCTTGAATACAAGGTTATAAAGGACTATGCATTCAGGCTTAAAACAACCCAAGATGAGGATCTGAATAGCGTTGCTTCGCAAGTTCAAAACAAGTTAAAAGTTTTTGATTTTCTCGTTCCACATGTAGATGGTAACGGCGCCCTAACAGGTAAAGTGGATGGATTCATTCTGGTTACATGGCAGGCTATAGGTGTAGAGGACGGCAACCCTGGGGGGCCTATTTACAATGGAGAGATCGACGTTGACGGTCATAGCCCATCATTTACTAGCGATTACAACGCTAGGTTTTACGCACAGACAAATGGCTTTAGTAATGAGCAATTTGAAACTAAAGACAATAAAGGTGAAACCGTTATTCATGCTGGCGGTATAGCAGGATTACTGTCGCGGATTGATTCTTGTGTTTATGCTGACGCTCAAGGCCAACCAATAGCGGAAACAGATTTCGAAAGCGACGTAGAGCGTTGGCAAGAGGGATCACAACGTGTGCGAGGAGACAATCAAAAATACAACTTTAGTAATGTATTGTCAGAAATTAAATATGGCGAGGAAGGACAAGCACCATTTAGGTTTTTTAATCATGTGGAAATAGACACTCATTATAATACGAAACTTTTCGGACCTTTTAAAAGAGGCGAGGTGCAACGTATTAGAGAGGGTAGGAAGATGCTGAATCCAAAGGGGCGGAATAGGTTTGGCAAAACAAATAATGTTGACAACGAAGGAAGTGACGATGTTCGGACAGTAGATGGTGAAAAGCTAGACTACAGTGATTGGGCGCGTGGTATGACGCCTAACTTTTCAGAACCCTCGCAACCTATAGTTCACACGATTCATAACCCCAACGTTGAAAAAGCTTTTGTAACTTTAGGCATCAACAACCTGAAAGACACGCTGCATACAGAAGCTGAACCTGACGCCTTAAAACATAATAAGGAGGAGGACGCAAGGAAGCTTGGCCCCGCTTCAACTTATCCCGCGCTATTAACCGTTAGGGTATCTTGTGGTCTGGTGAATCCAGTGGACGGAACAAGAAAGCAAACATCTGCGAGGGATTTTAAATTTGTTGCACTGGTTAATGGTAGAACCATAGTCGATTTAGGTAATCCTCAAACTACCCCACGGGATTACCCATGGGTTAGGACAAGTTGGCCAAACCTATATAATCACACTCTAAATGAACCTTTTCAATTACCTCCAGCTACACCACACTTTGATGGTCACGGCATAGCTGGAGACGGTAGTGAAAATGAAATACTGAATCATCGCTACGTTCAAGTCGAAAAGCGATCCTGTGAAACGAACTCCGTGCTGCTACATAGAGATGTAGATTTAGACAAGGTTACTGAAATAATCCCCTGTAACTTAACTTATCCGTTTTCTGCCATCGTCGGCACTAAAATTGATTCTCGTTCAATAGAAAATCCACCAGCGCGAGCATTTGATTGCAAATTAAAAAAAGTAAAATGCCCTAATAATTACAAACCAATTGGCCCCAATGGTTTCGACAAGAGGTATTGGAATAGCCGAAAGGAATATGACGAAGCTGACAAGGAATTAAAAAGAGTTTATCAAGGAGATTGGGATGGAAGGTTTCATGACGAGTTGGTGTGGACTGATAATCCTGCTTGGATTCTTTATGATCTACTAACAAGTAAACGTTATGGATTGGGTCAACATATTGACGAAGATAGCATAAACAAATGGCAGCTTTACCAGATTGGTAGATTTTGCGATGCAGTCGATAACGACGGCTTCTTTGAAGGTTGTTCGGATGGTCATGGCGGTTTAGAGCCAAGGTTTACATGTAACATCATGTTTAACCAAGGAGAACTAATATATGAGGCCATAAATACAATCGTTAGTTTATTTAGGGGTAGTGTATTTTTTGGCAGTAACGAAGTAAGTTTTGTTGATGATAGACCAAGATCCCCCGTCAATCTGCTTACAAACGAAAGTGTTAAGGATGGTCAATTCGCCTACTCTAACAATAGTAGAGATGAAATTTTTAATACTATTGAAGTTAGCTATAATGATAGGTTTGAGAATTTCCTTCCCAAAATAGAAGTAGTAGAAAATGAGGAAGATATTAAAGATCGCGGCACTTTCAAGACTCGGATAGAGGGTGTTGGCCTAACGTCGAAAGCGATGGCTCGACGCGCAGGGCTGCATCACATGATGCACAAAATTACCGAAAACCAAACCGTTGCTTTCACCGCTTCCCTGCCGACCCTGCTATGCCAACCTGGGGACTTGATTACTATCGATGATGAGTTAAAAACAAACATACAAAACTTTGGTAAGATTTTAGATGTCAATCCTGCTACTCAAGAAATAAGAGTAAGTAATACTTTCATAGATTCAACTATGACAGGCAAGTTGACGGTATACGACCCAACAGGAATAGATACTATAGATGACCTGACAAACTCTGCTGAAAAAATCAGGCGGCGAAAATATATTCCGTTTAATATCACTGGATATCTAGCTCCAGTCAACGCGGGCAGCAATGACTGGCCTGCCTACTATCTGGGAAATTACAGCTTTTCTGGATACACAGCAGGTTACTCTCTTGCGGAAGTCGCTGAATCAAGCCTGACAAAAATGGAAGAGTATGCGCTGTATACTGGTGAACAACTTGGTTCTAAAACAAACACTCTACACTTTAACACGGCGTTTACGGGGTGGATCTTCGCGACAGGTGATATTTCTGATACTGGTTCGTATAATTACATAAGTCAAACGGACAGTTCGTCACTTTTGACTTTGGTGGATGGAACTGTTGCGAATGGTCGAGGAGTTCAAATTTTTGATGCCAGCTTTGCTAACGGAAGAGGAACAGGGACACACGGCGGTACTTATGACACATTAGGCGCTTTCTCGGGAGGAGTAAAGGAAATGGATCTAGCTTGGAGTCGTGGTATTCTTCCAGATGAAATTAACGTAGTTTCACCTCCTCAAACTACAGTTATCAATCTCACAGGGAGTCCAAATCCCATAGTGCAGGACTATGGAACTTTAATATCAGGAGTTCAAGAAACAGATGTTCTTTCTCGTTTAAAAATCGGGAGTGCTTGTAAATTTGAAATCAAAAACGCGAGCCCCAGTATCTACAAAATATTAGATATCAAAGAGGAAGCTCCTAATGAGTATTTGGTAAGCGCAAGTAAATATGAGACGGGTAAATATAACTTGATAGAAGAAAGTAAAAGTATTGAGCATTTACCTAATACGTTCAGTTATCAAATAGGCCAAACTATTAACGGTGTGACTTATGAATCTTTAAAAGCTCCCACAGGAGTCGTCGCAGTTACGGGATACAATGAGACATCAGGTTATTACGTTGAGGGTTCATGGTTTAATGAAGCATCGAACGGATCTAACACCACAGGCTATTTGGCCGTTCTCGATGGCCCATCAGCGACAGAAACGGTAATTGAGACCTCTGACACGACTGCGACCTATGCCATGCTGGACACCGTCGGTTTATACGCTTTCAGAGTTAAGGCTTTGGGTAATAGGGGTACTGATGGATTTGACCAAGGCGCATATTACGACTCTGAATTTTCACAGGTTCCAGTCTCTTTAATACCGCAATTGGATGCTACGCTTATTGGAAGATCAATGGTTCGAGACTTTATAATTAACAACGATGTCTGATTACATAAATATTCTACAAACCACCACTACTGGTTTTACACCCTACTTTACAAGTGGTCATGTTTTTAGCACAGGCGCAATTGCGGATGGCGGCGCTTGGTATGATGCGTATAACGCCTCTGGCTTGCACAGCAGTGGTGGATTTTTGGTTGGTATTTCTGAAGATTCCAGCAAGCTAAAAAGTTTCTTGGAAACGGCAGACTTAGGATCAATAACATTTAGCGATTTAGATTATGCTGACACTGGTAAGTTTATCATAGGCGCAAGCGACCTTAGGGGAACGGGGATACACTATTCGGGATTTGGCGCAGCCGCAGGTTCTGCGCCATTAACAGCTTCTACAGCTTATCACTTCGCAGCTTATCAAGAAATAACAGGTGCCGCAGGTTTATCCACAGTAGTAACTGGAAAAATTGGTATAGGAAATGACTTCGCTGGGGGCTTTTACGAAGGAACGGTTACGACAGATGATCTGGAGATAGACATCGAGACAACTTTTGATACTGGCTCTCAATCAGGAAGTGGGATAAGGTTTGGTAGAAATCTTAGCTTATCGATGAACTTCATGGATAGAGCGGGTGACAGTGTTGGTTCTGCCAGTGAATTCGCGGGTAATCCTTATTTCAGCAACCTTGATATTGACATAGGCAGTGCGCCTAATCCCACCGTCAATATTGTCAGAAGTGGTTATAAGGAAAATTTCCAAGACCCTCTTTTTGCATTTAGCGAAGTTGATAACATTAACGTATTTGGATCTTTTACTAAAGACTATACGGTTCGCACTCGTCTTACTGATGAAAACGGAGAGATATCCACAGGAGACTTCGTAGTTTACGGCTCACCAACTCCCAAAATAGTATCTTCATTGGTACAGGATGCGAGCGGTACATTCAGAAACAATAATTCTAGTAACTTTGTCTCACCCACACCTGATGCGCCGAACTCCCAAGACTTAACTAGCCACTCTCAAATTAACACAACCCCACTAACTGGCGGCATTTATGTTGAGGTGGATTTTCCATACGGCCAAAGAGTAGATCTAGATAGAATAGATATATACGGGGCTTCGGGCCAAGGTAATTCTTTTCCACTTAAGCCCGCTAACTTTTTGAGAAGCCATGATCTCTCAGAGGGATTGAGCAATTTTACCATAACTCGTAATTTTGGAGTCACCCAAGAAGTTCCTTATTTTTATGCTCTTGTTCCATATTCCACGGATGGAACTTCAGGAACCCCACAATCTATTGGACCATTTACGGCAGCAGCGCAGAATCTAGCGCGAGATCCTATTCTTTACAAAAACGTCACCAACCAAAAAATGAAGGGATGCTTGGACATCCAAGGGTGTGGTTTGAATATTGTAGGAGACGGTAGTGCTGGAGCAACTCCTCCGACATTATACGTAAGTGGCGACTCTTCAGGAACAGGGGAGGGTAGCCGTTTAACTTTAAATAACATACCTTATATGCTTTCGGGTGATGCTGCTGCATCAACTGGAATTACTCTTCAGGGCGTTACCGATAATGGGAACGCAACCACCAATGATATAAGCGTTGGAAGCACTGGCGCCCCAACCGCTCCAGTGACAATAAAAACCGATGCTAGTGACCGCGCAGGACTTGATGTCTATGCAGACGGAGATCTTGGTAATAGAATTCTAACACTCAAGGCGGACTCAAATGCGGCAGGTGAAATTATAGTTAAGGATACGGCTGGAGTTGATAGCGTTAAGTTATCTAACACTAGCAGCAAGGGACAAGCCGACTTCTATGACGGGGGCGGCACCGCAAGAATGACCATGGTTGTTGACGGTAACAACCAAGGCAAACTAACGCTTAAAGACTCGGCTGCAAATACCAGCATAGAACTTAGCAGTGACTCCGATAAGAGGGGTAACTTAGGTGTTTATGATGCGGCAGGAACATTGAAGGCTGAAATCAAGGCTGATAGCAATGATGAGGGTATCATGTCTATTAAGGACTCGTTGGGAGCGCTATCGACAAAAATTCAGGGTCATAAGTCAGTTATATCAGCGTTAAATTCTAACATCTACTCAACTGGTTCTGTTATTGTTGCTGGATCGGGGCACATCATTAGTGGAGACTTCGACCTGATAGCGGGAGGTGCCACAGCAAACATATCAGGGGGCGACTACAACTTTATCGGTGGTGGATCGGGTATTGATATTACTCATTCCGCTTACTCTTCAAGCATAGGAGGATTTAATAATGACATTATCACGGGTGATTATTCGGTTATAGCTGGTGG